CATAACACAATTAATGGCTCTTGGTAACTCAGGTATTGTATATAGCAAAAAAGCTTGGGAAGAAATTGGTAAGAGTCCAATAGAGAATGCAGGAGGAGATATGACATTAGTTGTAGCTATTCATAATTTAGGAAGAGATAAAGTGGTACTAGCTAATCCTCCTAATGAAGAATGTTCTTGGTTCTATATGTGGGGTGGTAGAGGATATCATCAATCAGGTATGGGAACAGACACTGCAGATAGACCTAATGTTATAAAAAGACATAGCGATTATGTAGAAAATCTTAGAAGAAAAGGACAGATTCCTACAGGAGATGTTCAACTTATGCCTCAATGGAATAAAGATTATAAACAAATGTTAAAAGACTATATCAATGCAAATAAATAGTATATCAATAGATTCAACTAAATCTATTACAGACTTATGTCTTCTTGGAGTGAAGTATCCAACAGATAAATCTCCGTATAACACTGATAAGAATTTACATAAACATGCATACACATCTATCTACAACCTATTATTCTCTAACATTAGATATAACAATCTACGTATAGGAGAACTAGGTATATTGGAAAATCATTCTATGCTTTCTTGGAGAGAATTCTTTCCTAATGCTAAATTGTATGGATTTGAATGGTTTGATGGTAGATTGGATAAAGCAATTGCTGATAATGTTCCAAACTGTACATATAGTAAAATGAATGTTACTGATACAAAATCTATTGAACAAGGATTATCTGCTGCAGGAAGTAATTTTGATATTCTAATGGATGATAGTACACATGTGTTTGAAGATCAAATTAAGTTTATTAATGTAGCATATAAACATTTAAAACCTGGAGGATTCCTAATCATAGAAGATATATTTATTAGTGCTAAGGAAGAAGATTATTCAGAAGCAATAGATCATCTGTCAAGTTATTTCTCTTCTGCTACATTTATATTTGCTAATCATGATTTAAAACATTCTCCTGGATGGAACAATGATAAACTACTTGTATTACATAGAAACGATAAGCTATGTTCTTAAACATTATTACACCTTGCTCTAGACCAGAAAACTTAGATGTTATATCTAAGAGTATAAATATTCCTAGAGATCAATATAGATGGATAGTGGTATTTGATTTATTAGAGAAACCAGGAAATATTCCTGATAATTGTGAATGGTATGCTATCAAAGATGCTAATAGTACATCTGGCAATGCACAAAGAAACTTTGCTCTTGATTTAGTTACACATGGTCATATATATTTCAATGATGATGATACTATTATGCAACCTAACTTATGGTATGAAATAAAAGATGAAGATAATATAGATTTTACATCTTTTAAACAAGCAGAAAAAGATGGATCATTAAGATTGGAAGGAAAGAATGTATCTGTAGGAAATATAGATAGTCATAACTTCATTGTATCTGCAGAATGTATGGGAGATACAAGATGGGTGCTTAATAGATATGATGCTGATGGAGTATTTGCACGAGAGTGCTTTGAAAAAGCAAAAACTATACTATATATATCCAAAATTCTTTCTGTATATAATTCTCTTAAATAAAAAAAGCCTCTTAATTGAGGCTTTTATTATTTTGATAATGATTTCTTTTTCATTGGTTGCTGAGCAGAAGTTCTTCGGATTTTATCATCCATAGACTTATTCTCTGAGAAGGGTTTATCCTTTTTAGGAATCCCCACCTTTGGAGCCATTCTTGGTGCTCCAGATTTCTTAGCTTTACCAGCTGTCATAGATTTACTTGCAGCCATAATTATTTATTATTCATTATTAAATTAAGTTCCTTTTGATAAGCTAAATGTGCTTTATGTTCATCTATATAATATCCTAAATATTTTCTAGATTTTCCTATACGTATACTACAAGTCCATTTTTGATGGAACTTATGCCATATAACACCTGTATATTTAGAACTTTTATTTTTCTTGTCTTTAGATGCATTTAATCTTTGAGTGATAATCTGTAAGTTATCTAAAAAATTGTTATTTTTATCATTATCTATATGATCTATAACTAATTTATATCCACAAGGAACATGATTCAAAAATGATTCAGCAACAAGTTGATGTATTGTTCTTGTTTTAGGTTTATTATCTCTATATAAATTTACAAATAAATGACCATTATTGTTTGTACCTGGTTTTAAAATTTTTGATTTATAATGATAATCTTTAACTTTACCTTTTACAACACGATCTAAACTTTTAACTCTACCTAAATTTGATACTTGATAAAATTCTTCATAACTAATCACATCTTTCCAAACTTCTTTCATAATATTTATAGTTTATAATTACACTACAAATATACAAAATTATTTGCAACCTTGCATACATTTTTTTATTAATGTACCAGTTTTAGCTTTTTTAGTTCTTTTAGAAGCCTCATTATATCCTCTTATTTTTGCACCAGATGGTCTATCACTTTGTTTTAATTCTTTATTTTTTATTTTTGTATCAAATCCTGCTCTATAATCAGTACTGTCTTTAGCTGTAGGAGTTTTAAAACTATCAAAACCACCAGCTTTTATATTACTATAATTAGGAGTTAATTTTCTACCTGTCTGTGCTTTCTTAATTGTAGCACCTTTTTTAGCTATAACACCACGTCCTTTAAGAATGTCTGCTTTAGTAATCTTTCCATCTTTATTAAGATCAGGGAATGAACCACCAGTTTTAGCTTTCTTAATAGATCCACCAGATTTTTGTTTAGGCATGTTTTTAGCTTTTCTTCCTGGAAGTGGTAATACAGGAGAGTTTTTATCAAAAGGAGGTTTTTTTCCTTCTCCACCAACATTTACTGCTGGTTTACCTTTAGCATCTTTCATACCTTTGTATTCATCTGCAGGATTTTGTTTACTTTTATTTACTTTAGCTCCTGTTTGAGCTTTTTTCATTGTTGCCATTATATATTGTTTTTAGTTGTTAACAGTTCCACTTACGAAGGCTTTTATTAATTCTTGAATTAGGATCATTTGCTGTTTTAGCAGATGTATTTTTTTTCTTCATTCCAGACATTCTACTACAAAAAGATGATCTTCGCTTTGCATCTTTGCTTCCAGCTTTTAATTTGCTAGGTTTAGTAGTTACAGCTTTTTTAAGCTTTGAACCTGGATTTGCAGCTCTATATGATGCTATTCCTTTAGCATTTAATCCACCAGATTTTGATTTACCTTCTGATCGAGTCCAAGCAGGTGTTGCCATTATTTCTTAGATTTAGCTTTAATCTTTTTTTCTTGAACTAACATTTGTTTTGTAGGTTTCTTACCAGATCCTTTATTCTTACGGATATTATCCCATAATCCACGCTTTGATGTACTACCATCAGCACGTTTAATCATCTTACCATTCTTTACAATTGGTTTCATACCAGGCATTCCAAGAGCAGCTCCTCCAAGTTTACCACGAAGATCAGTTGTCTTTTTATATATAGGATTATCCTTTCCTCCAGCCATTCCCATAATTGCTCCTAACATAGCTTTCTTAATCTTACCACCAGCTTTTAATGTGCTGCCTTTAAAGGGGCCTTTCTTCTTAATTAAAGGACCATTTGGAACAGGTGTTATCTTACCACCTTTACGTAATACACCAGGGCCTACATAAGCTGTAGCGTTCTGAGGATTTAACTTAGACATTATTTCTTCTTATTAGATTTAGCAATCTTCTTGAATGTAAGAGCTAAAGTTTTAGCTTTGCCTGTGCAGGATTTCTTACTTATTGGTGTACATTTACCAGCAGTACCACGCTTCTTGATAGAAGCTGCAGCTTTCTGCATCCATTTACCATCTGCCATGACTATTTAGACATTTTAGTAGCACCAAGTTGTTTATCTTTAGTAAGTTTAGGTGTAGTTTTAGCACCTGCTAATGTTTTCTTTTGTACTTTAGTCCAAGCACCTTTAGGATCTATACCCTTATCTCTTTTGTTAGATGCTTTAAGTCCAGTTAGACTTCCACCTTTTGTTTTTTTACTTGTTGCCATAGCGTTTAAATGTTATATTAGGTTTAACGATTATATCTTTGTGAGTGTATTGCCACATCTCACCTGTTGTATTAATAATAATTGTATAGATGGTATCTGTTTCATGACCATAATCAGTCACAAAAAGAATCACACCATCTCCCTTGGGTGTTATAACATCTATTCTATTCTTTGGTTCGTATATTCTCATAGAGAAGAGCTTTTGTTGCGGTGTTATTCATCTCCCAACACCTAGGTTTTTAAAGATCTTTAGAATCTACTTCCTCTACAGGATTTTCATTCACTTCTTTAATGATATCAGCTTCAACACCAGCTATCATTAATTTTTCAATAACTTCGTTAGCTTTCATCATTAATTGGAAGCGTGCTGCTTCTTCTGATGATAAATAAGCTCTAACTGTGTTAAGAATTAGACCGAAATCTTGTCCTGATAATGTAAATGTGTCTTCAGGAGTCCATGTGTACTTTGATGCAGGATTGTACTGTGCCATAATTTAATTGGTTTTATTGTTTATAATCAGTAAAAGTAAATAATGTTTATGAATTATCCAAATTTATTTCAAAAGTTATTACTGAACTTGTTTTGATACTTTTGCTCATATCGAGCCTTATTTGAAATATATTACAAAACTTCAATATCTCTTCTATGAGCATATTGTTATACTTAGGAAGACTTGTTGCTATTCTGAATCTGTATGATTCTAAAGTTTTTGTTATCTCTAGACTACATAGTTCATCTACAGAAGAAATTACACCTTCTAAATGTGCAAGAAAAACTTCATCATTATCTTGCATTAGTTTTGGAAAGTGTTTTCTGTTTATCTCCATTAGTTATATACTCTTATTTCTATAGAAAAATTTGTAAAATCGGTATACTCCCCTGTGACAGAGTTAGTGACAACAAGTTCAACAGAATCCGCTTCGAAATAGTCCCAGGACCCTACAAAACTATCCCCATCTGCGTTTATAGCTGAGAACCAAATTTTATTTTGAGCTGGGAATGCGCCCACTAAACTAAAATTAAATACACCAAGCACTCTTCTTTCTATAACAATATTTCCAATAGTATTTTCTAATACATTTGCTGTTGGCGCAGAGGTCCCAATTTGCGTTAAAAAAGCCGTATATACTTTATATGTAAGTTCAGGGGTTGGTGGAATTAGAGGTGTAACTACATTAGTTATTAATTCATCAAGGTTCAACCAACCTTTATATCCCTTACAGGGTTTACATAGCTTCTCCCAGAAGCCAGCTTTTATAAATGTAGACATAATATTTTTATTTTAAATATATTAATAATGTATTATTTTTTCTAGTACCTATTAACTTAGACCTAAGTGTACTAATTGGTATTCCAAGTTTATCAGAAGCTTCTTTTCCAGAATTAAATATTTCACCAGTAACTGTATTAATTACTTTTCTTGATCCTGGATTTAAACTCCCAATTCTTTTTTTATTCGATTCTATTGTTGCCAATCTTGTTTTTTCAGAGGGTTTTTGCCCTTTTATACCATGAGATTTACCTTTGTTAGATTCAGATATCTTTTTTCTTGTTTCTTCTGAAAGTACTCTACCTTTAGTTGTTTCTTTTATTTTATTTTTAGTTTCTTCAGACACTTTTCTACCTAAAGCTTTTTGTCTAATTTTTTCTTTTGTTTCATCTGAATGAAAAAAGTAGTTATTAATATTAACTAAAATATTGTTATATTCTGGTTTATTTATTTTAATCCACTTATTTTCTCTAATTAATCTAGTTTCAGGTGTCGATATTCTTTCTACATGTAAAAATAAAAAACTATCTTCTTTATATTTATTCCAAGCTGCTTGTAAATGTGAATTAGGATGCTTATTTGTATTAAGTAAATTTCGATGACTGTTAAATCTTTTCTTAATATTAATGCTGCTACCTATATAGATATGATTGTTTATACTATTCTGTATAATATATATACCACAATTTCTAAGTGTTTTTATTTTAAGCTCTCTTTCCTTAAGACCTTCTTCAGAGTAAAACAATTCTTCTGTTTGCATATTACTATGTTAGAGTTAATCTATATTTTATTTGTGCAATACTACCACTTAAAGATTGACTGATGTTTTCTATATCAGGCATATTTGATGACTCTCCATATTCTTCAAGTTGTTTAGCAAATTCAATTACTTGAGATGCTAATACAGTAGATGCTCCTGCAGAGTAATCTTTTATAGGATCTATTTTAAAAGATTTAATTCTTTTGCCTTGATATCCCATTATTTTCTCTACTATTTCATCTTTTAAAGAGAATAAAAGTTCATACATTTCTCCTAAAGCAGTGTGTTCAAATCCTCCAAAGGTTTGCCAATGAAGAAGATGTGCTTGTAAATGAAAGTAAGTAAGCTTACCAGCTATGCTTTCTAACGTTAAGCTAGAACTTCCTTTCGATTCCATCATTTCATCTGGAAATAGGGATTTTAGTGCCATGTTATTTAGGTTTTTATTAATTAAGGTTGTGGACAAACATCTACGTTAATCACTATTCCATCAGGTCCAATATAAAAATAATTAGAACCTCTAATCCAACATACATAATATCCTTCAGTAGGAGTGATTGTTCCTGCTGCATCTGTATACACATGACATCCAGGAGCTAATAAATCAATACAACCTTGTTCTAAATACAAAGTTAAATCTATTGTTGGACCACCTCCATCACATGGTATGACAAGTATAAGAGCACTTGGTATAGCAACTAATGGTATAGCTGTGGTAGTTGTTGTAGTTGTATAATTACAACACTCTTTTGCATCTATTTCTTTCCAATTTCCTACCTTTGGTTTAAATGCTTGTACAATTAAACTGCTTGATACTACACGTCCTGAACCATCAAAACGTACAAAAGCTTTAAGCTTATTATTGTTGTTACTTCTAGCCATGATTATAAAAGAGGGGTAGTTGTTGTTGTAGTGGTTGGTGCTACAGTTGTAGTTGTAGTGGTAGTAGGAATGTAATTACAGCATTCATATGCTAGAATTTCACGCCATTTACCAACCTTTGGCTTATTTTTTCTAAGGACTAAGCTTCCTGCAACTATTCTGCCAGATCCATCGAATCTGACAAAAGCCTTTAAAGGTCTGTTATTTATTACCATTTTATTTATTGTTTTAAGAGATTAAGCAGGGTAAGTTGGTACAATTTCTAATGTTCCAGAAGGACATAAAGCATCTGCAATCAATTGAGAAAACGATACAGATATTGTAGTTTCATTTACAACACTAAATGTTGCTACTCCAACAAATATGGAATTTAAATAATCTACAACTTCTTGTGTAGTGTCTATTCCAAAAGGATACTCAATATAATATTGCACAACATTATTACTATCGCATCTTACTAAAAATCCATCTCCTGGACTAATTCCTCCTGGAGTTGCACTAAATACAACTTCTGTTGTAAAAGTTCCACCACCAGGGTTACAGCATTCATATGCCTGTACTTCTTTCCAATTACCATTCTTAGGTTTAGTACGTCTAAGCACTGTGCTTCCTGGTACAATTCTACCAGTTCCATCAAAGCGAGAATACGCTTTTAAGTCACGTTTATCCATTTTATTTAATAATTAAGTTTATATTTTTGTTTTAGTTCATTAAGTTTAGTTGCATAGAACCATGTGCAATATTTTTTTGATTGTTCATCATTAAGAATAGCATCTAGGTTAGGATCTTTTGTAGGATCTGTTCCCATGTGATATTTTCCTTTATAGAAAGCTGGGTAACCATTTCCTGTCTCAGAAACTATTCCTGCATTATGAAAGATTGTGTGTGTATCCAATTTGATAATAGGATCTGTAGCCCATGCAAATGCTAATTCAGATACCACTTTAGTCTCTTGGTCTCTCAACCATATGTTCCAAAGAACAGCCCACATATCTGCACACCAACTTTGGTATCCAGAATTCTCATCTTTAAAGAACTCTCTATTTATCTTTTGTAAATATGTTCTTATAAGGATACAATCATTCATCACCTTGCTCCAGAAATCACCATCTATGTTCTTTAATAGATATTGTGCTCCTCCTGAATGATCATTATTAACTTCACAGATTTCTCTGCTTATTCCTATAATACTAGCAAGTTCTCCAAGAACATCTCTGCTCTTGTATTCTTCTAGCTTTTCTGGAATCACCTGGTGTATCTTACTATCAAAATAACTAGCATTTATATAACTATTTGTATCTGATAAGTAGTTAATGTCATCCTCTAAGAACTTATCCAAGTTAAAATCTTTCATGAATAGAATATCAGAGTCACAATAGAAGATAGCTTTCTCTTTTAACTCTGGATGTTTTTTAAAATGTTTCCAAAGAACATATGGTCTTAGTACAGGAATGTATATTCCTAATAACTGATTTAGATTATCTTCATCTGTATAGTAATGAAACTCTGCTTCTGGATATAGATCTTCTATCTGTTTCCATTTATCTCTGTTCTCTCTTCCTTTAGGTGTAAAGATAACTGATATAGCTTTATCAGAATGTCCTATTTCTTTTAGACTCTCTAACCAAAGATTCACTTGCCATGTGTAATAAATATCGCTTGGACAAGCTTGTAAAAATTTTAATTCTTTCATGATGTAGTTGGTTTTAATTTTGGTTTTATTTATTGATCAGCAGTTATTATTCCACCTGTTATTGTTAAGCAAACTCCATAACCCTTATTATAACTTCCATCAGGAAATGGTATTGTTGCTGCTTCATCTAACCATATTGCACATCCTATTTCTGGAAAGAAAAGTGCACAATTATATGTCATCCATACGTCAAAATAAACTTGTGGGTTTGGACATGCTTGAGGACATATTGCAGGACAATTAACAAATTTATTTGTACTATTAACTATAGTATCAGGTGATATAGTGCTAGTAGTAGTGGTTGTAGTAGGACATCCACCAGCTCTAACACAGATTAGTTGTTCTAACTGTTTAGAGATCTGCCAAAGAAGATTTGTTCTTGTACTTCCACCTATTTGTCTGCTTGGTATTGCCATTATTTATTTTTTAAAAAATTTATGGTTGTGGACATATATCCATATTTAATACTAATCCATTGGCATCAACATAGATCCATCCTACACCAAAACCATTAGCATAATATCCTTGGGGTGTATTAATTGTTCCTTCTATATTGCTATATATATGACATCCAATAGTAATACTATCAATACATGTTTCTTCTGCATATACTCCAACAGAAATAAATTCACATAATGGATCAAAAACACAACAATTAGAATAAAACTTTGTTTCAACTAAAACTAATGGTATAGCTGTAGTTGTAGTAGTAGTTGTATGAGAATCTATGCAAGGTTGACACTCATTAAGAGTGGGCCATACATATGTAATAGTTCCAACATCTGCTGGGTTAGTTGTTTGATCAATTATAAACCAACATTCAGTATCACTATTAACAATAGTACCTTCAGGTAATACACCTGTACCAGTGTAAGAAATAACATGGTATTCCATTCTCTCACATCCTGCTACATTATAATTAGTAGTTTGACCACATCCACCAGCAGTTACACATGTCAGACGTTCTAATTGCTTAGATATCTGCCATAGTAAGTTAGCTTTAGTGCTCCATCCAATTTGTCGAGAAGGTATTGCCATAATATTATAAAACTGTATAGTTATAAACTTTTATATCCACTCTAATATTTACTTGTTCTGCACTAATAACTTCTGGACAAGTTAAATATATTGCAGTTCCAGCATTTCTTACCAACCATGGAACATATATATCTTCACCATCTCCAGCAGAATAACAAAAACCTATCAATCCATAACCATCAACTATAATATCTAAAAGTTCTATAACTATACTACCTAAATATGGACTACTACTAAAATTAACATTACCTAGCGTATTTTCAAATTCAGATTGAACAGTAACTACACCCTCTATATCTTGACTTAATATAGCTGTATATACTTTATAAGAAGGTAAAATGGTTGTAGTGGTGGTAGTGGTAATAGCACCACAGCCACCAGCTGTTACGCATGTTAGTCTCTCTAATTGCTTAGAGATTTGCCATAAGAGATTATCTTCTGTTCCCCAGCCTATTTGTCTTGATGGTATAGCCATTTTATATATATTTTATTTTATTAATAAATTTTTGTTAATGTAAAGTTTCTTGAAAGAATTGAGTTACCTACATTAGTTGTATCCCACTGTGCTGTAATTAAAAGCGTGTTATTAACAGTTGTGTCAAATGTTGTATTGTTAACGTTACTTAATACATATCCTTCAAAGTTTATTCCTGAATTTTTAATGTAAGAAAATAATCCACCTGATGAAATTGATGCCACTGTTGTTCCACCAATGTTTCTTATTGTAAAATATAAATTTATTAACCATGATTTTGAAGTTGCTGCATCCATAGCAATTACTCCTGTATCAGCAAGGATGACTCCTGTTAAAGTTTTAACACGAATATGAAGTGTAGCTGTTCCAACACAAGAAATTAAACCATCTAATGCACAAGTAAAAGAATCACCTATTTGAAATCCATTAGCAGGAACAGTTAATGTACCTACACCTGTTCCTATTATTATTGTTTCTACTGTTGTAGCAGTTACAGGACCTCCATCAGCAGTTTGAGCAAATAAACCTGGTAATCCTGCAGGACCTTGTATCCCTTGAACTCCTTGAACTCCTTGTGGTCCATCATTTCCTTGAATACCTTGTTCACCCTGTACTCCCTGTACTCCTTGTACGCCTTGATCACCTTGTGGTCCTTTTATATCACCAGCATCAAACCAAGCTGTACCATTCCAACTCATTAATGATCCATCAGATAAAAGAATCCAAGCATCACCAACATTATCACCAGGAAGACTTCCTGCACCAGCTAAGAAAGCTGCATAATCTGCGTAGCTTCCTAATATAGTTACAGAGTTACCTGCAGTTCCTTGAGGTCCCTGATCTCCAGTTACACCTTGTTCACCTTGGATTCCTTGAATTCCTTGGTCTCCTTCTATACCTTGTTCACCCTGAACTCCTTGTGGACCTTCAGGACCTATTGGACCAGGAACACCTGGACCAGCAATATCTTTAATAAGTTTATCTAAATTGAGCCAACCCTTATATCCTGTACAAGGCTTACATAATTGTTCCCAAAATCCTGCTTTAATAAATGTTGCCATGATTAATGTTGTAAGTGTCAAAGATATAAGTTTTATTTTATATACAATAACTGATTTTTAAATTGTTATAATTAAACTAATTATAAATGTATATTTTTATAATTAAAATTGTTTATAATTCATTTCGTAATTCATTATACTTAATTCTAATTTTATTACGTTGGCTCATTATTTCAATAGGTATTTCTATACCTGTATCTAATTTTCTTATAATATACCAATCTGTAATATAAAGTTCATCATATTGAAGTTTGTTTAATTCTTCAATTCTTTGCTGTTTTCTAAATTGTACTTCTTGTTCAGTTATTCCTTCAATCCATTCTGTACCATTCCAAATAGGAACTAATAAATCATAACTTGGTAAAACATCTGTTAAATTCCAATCCAAAGTTTCACTTCCTTTAAAATCTAAAACTTCTTGTGTATATAAAATACATCTGCCTGTTTCTAATATTCTTGCTTTCATATTATACTTCTTCAATTTCTATTTGTATTGTAAAAGCCCCTCCTAAATTACCTCCACCCCATACTCTTTGAAATGCAATAAGAGGTATTATCCCGTGTCCTTTAGGTATTGTAACTCCTCCTGTAGTATCTTTAAAATTATATAATACACCCCCAGGGTTTAATGCAGTTGTTAAAACTTGAAAATCTTCACAAACTTGTATATTAGTTACAACTATATTAGCTGTTTGGTTTTGAGGAACTAGGTTAGAACCAATCACAATTCTTAATGGATTTGAAAAATAACTACCATTATTAACCCTTGACTCAATAACAAAAGATTTAATTTTACAATTATACGGAGCAATCCCAATTGGCATTAATGTTATTATTCCTAATGCAGTTAAAGCAACACTAGTTCCTGAATTTACATTTGCAACAGATAATTCATAATTTGTAGAGCCAACCAAAACAAATGGGTTTGGAGATACATTAGCTGGAAAAGTCCAAGCACTTCTATTGTTAAATACTTCTGTTCTTTTTTTATCATTTAGCTGATTTTGAATAGAACTAGTAACTCCTTTAAGATAACTTAATTCAGTTAATGAAGGATATATTGTAGTTGATAATGAGCCTATTGAATTTGTTCCACTCCAATATGTAAGTTCATTTGTAACTCCTGTACCTATAGATGTTAAATATATATTATTATCTAATGTAAATGTTCCAGCAGCAGTCATTTTAACAAATGGTGTATTAGATACCCATGTAGGATAATTTAATGCTGCCCAAGTTCCTACAGTAGGAATAGTTGGAAAAGTTTGAAATGCCCCTGTACCATCTATATATTGAGATATTGTACCTGTAGGTAAAGGATAATACAATCCATTATATACAATAGTACCATTGCTCCATGTAACAGAAGGATTGGGATAGGTTCCAGATAAATCACCACCAGCAGGTCCTGTAGGACTTCCACCTCCACCACCAAGTTTCTTTATCTGACCAAACTTATCGATAATAATAACTCTTCCATCATCAGTTGATGTATTACCATATTTATCTAATACCTGTATCATTGAGTTTGTGTAGCACTAACATAATATGTTCCACCTGGAACATTAGTTGTTATTTGAAGATAGTTTCCTGGGTATAATGTATATGATTCATTATCTCTTACAGAATCACCAGCGCTAAGATCAAATCTATATATAGGAACAACTTGTGCTTCTGGTATACCTATATGTTTATATAGAATAACATGATAATCACTTGCTAAGTTGTTTATAATAATAGTGTTTACAACAAGTGTATCTGTTGTAGACTTTATTATTGTTGAACCATTAGTTGCTATTTGACCTTGAAAGATTATTTCCATTATCCTTGTGCGTTGTATCTTTTTTTGTAATTCTTAGAAGATTTAAGTTTAGATGTACTAGATTTAGCATGTACACCTGGTCTGCTAATTTTAATCTTTACTCTTTTCTCTGATGTGTTGGTTGCTTTTGCCATTATTAAAAAACTTTATGTTCTATTACTATTCCCCATGTAGGAGGTAGATGTGTTTGTATTGTGTAATTAACTCCTGTTGACCAGTTCTTATATTCAAACATTATATTTCCATATAATGAAGGAAGTATTTGTTGTAGCTTTATAGATTGTACACCAGCATATCCATGTATTTCTAATGGATGTTTAGTTTTAATTATATCTTTTTGTATACCTATTAAACTTTTCTGATGAAATATGATTGAATCTTTTATATCTAGTTTGTTATTGAATTCAACTTCTTTTCTCTGATAGTTTTTGATTCTTATCTCTTGCTCTTTGAGAACATTCTTAGCAAAATCATAACGTACAAGATCAGAAACAACCTTCCTAGAAATAGTTTCACTAAGGGTGACAACAGAATCATTTTTCTTTGTATCTATCTGTGAAGTACCTCTGAAGCCCACTAACAGGCAAACTATCAATAATTCTAATTTGTACATATTCTTTTTGTTTGATTATTTTAATTCTATTAACGATCACTGTATCCACTTTAGATAAGCTATCTATTATCTTACTAGACTCATGATCTTTTTGTTCAAGAATAAGTATTTTACTCTCTAATATTCTTGTTTGTGCTATTAGAATATCATTCTTATTTTGATTATGTAATGTAAAGAATATCCATATAACAATAATGATCACCGCTAAGTACTGATCTTTTAAATACTGTATCATTACTCAGTAATATTTATAAAGATCTTCTCTGTCTTTCTTGCAGCTTTTATCTTATCAAATAAAGCTTTATATGTCACTCTAGATTTACCAATGAAGTTTAATGATCTAGTACCACCTACAAGAATGCATCCTTCTGTATTAGAAGATGTATTACCAGAATGTATTCTGATTCCTTCAAATCCAGGAACATTAAGTAATAAAGGCATATATTGTTGAAAGCGATTAGAGAATGTAACTGCCACCTCATATTTCCCATAAGGAATAGCTGTAACATTTTTTA